AGCGTAAGAAACCATTCACTGTAGATTACACAGGGTTTGGATGGGTTATGATTCAGAATGGTGTATTTGAATCAGAAGCAATGAAGTATCCTTGGTTTGCACCTAAGATGCAAGTCTTTGAATCTGGTGCAGTACAGGATATGTGTGGAGAGGATGTTTCATTCTGTCTTGATGCTATTGAGGCAGGATATGAGATCTGGTGTGATCCACGCATCAGGGTTGGACATGAGAAGACAAGAGTTATTTGAGGTTTATTATGGCAAAGGTAAAGAAGTCACTGCTAGGTTCAGTGTTTATTGAATCCACACCCAAGAAGACTAGACAGGGTGATGGGAAACATACAAAGTATGCTGCAACCAGCAGTAATAACAAGAGGAAGCGTTATAGAGGACAGGGACGCTGATGTATTGTCTCACAGTATCTGAGGAATGGGATTCTATTTCACCAAAGGATCTGTGGGTTTATAATAAGTTACAACTCAGCCAGGTGTGTGGTTATACTTGTGGTCCAGCAGGACTACCAGTACCATCACCTGGTTTTTATATTGTGCGTCCCTCTATGAATTTTATGGGGATGGGGAGATATGCACGAAAGGAATATCTCACTGACTCCACAGAACATTTACATCCAGGGGAGTTCTGGTGTGAGATCTTTGAGGGTGATCATGTATCTGTTGATTATCATTGGGGGGAATGTGACTTAGTGGTTTATGGGAGAAAATCCGCGGAAACTTATTACCAATGGGATATGTGGGAGCAAAGGGATGAAAAAATCCCTCTCTTGAACATCTTAGATGAGTTTAAGGATAGGTATGAATGGATTAATATTGAAATGATTGGTGGGAAATTAATTGAAGTACATTTCCGTGCCAATGCAGATTTTAGATTTGGTAATAATATTGCAATACCTATATGGGATAAAGTACCTGATGTGATACCTGATGGGTATAGATACATTGAAGATGAAGACTTTTACAGAAAGGGGTTTTTAATAGATGAATGATTTCCTGGATAATCTAGCAAATGATCAGCATCAGAAGATGTTGCGTGAGATTGCTAATGATGGTCTCACACCAAAGAATAGGAATAAAAGAAATACTGATGGTTTATTTGAAACCACTGATTGTTCACATCCTGACCATGAATGTACTTGTGGTGGTCAGAATGTATTAACTGAAGATTAGTGTACTAAATAAGGTAGAATTCTTGTATCATTGTGCCTGTTCAAAGGGTCAGTAAACCATTTAAAGATATAAGTGCTACATTTCAGGTCAATCCAGTTAATAACGACTTGATTGGGTTGACTAATGCAAATGCTATTGCACGTTCTATTCGTAACCTGGTTTTAACTGGTCCTGGTGAGCGACCCTTTGCTCCTGCATTGGGTTCTCAAGTCAATCAACTCTTATTTGATGTCATTGATCCTCTTACTGCAAAGAGTATTGATTTTGAGATTAGAAATACTATTGAGAACTATGAACCCAGAGTTGAACTGATTGATGTCATTGTCAAACCAAATGCTGATAATAATGCATTTGATGTGAAGATTCAATATGAGATTATTGGTATTAATGCTCAAGCACAAGAACTCACCTTCGCATTAGAACCCACTAGGTAAATGCCTTTAGTTAATTTCAGCAACTTAGATTTTGATCAGATAAAGACGTCCATCAAGGACTATCTTCGTGCGAACTCAAACTTCACTGATTATGATTATGAAGGATCAAATCTATCCACCATTATAGACATCCTTGCCTATAATACCTATATTACCTCATACAATGCCAATATGGTAACTAATGAGGTGTTTATTGATGGGGCAACATTAAGAGAGAATGTTGTTTCACTAGCAAGAAATATAGGTTATGTACCTAAGTCAAGGAATGCATCTAAGTCAAAGATATCCTTTAGTGTTGATACAACAGGCACTACAGCAGTTGCTGTGACCCTTAGAAAAGGTATTGTAGCAACATCCTCTAATAGGTTTACAAACAAGTCTTTTGTGTTCTCTATCCCTGATGATATCACAGTTCCAGTAGATAGTAATAATCTTGCATTGTTTAATGCTATTGATGTTTATGAGGGCACACATCTTACACAGTCATTTAATGTAAGTTCTAGAACACCTAATCAGAAGTATATCCTTAAGAATAGTGGTATTGACACTGATCTGATTACTGTATCAGTTAGAGATTCACCCACATCAACTATTACAAGAGTTTATAAGCAGTTTAATAGTTTGTATGAAGTAGATGATAAATCACCAGTTTACTTCTTGCAAGAAGTTAATGATGAAAGATATGAACTGTTGTTTGGTGATGGTATATTTGGTATCAAGTTACGAGAACCTAATGTAGTAGAAGTAGGTTATATCACATCAGGTGGTGAAGATGGTAATGGTATTAGTGAATATACCTTTGCTGGTCAGTTGGTAGATAACAATGGTGCTCCTATTACTAGTGGCATCTCACTGATCAATACTGATCAGAAGTCTTTTGGTGGTTCTAATATTGAATCTGTTGAATCCATCAAGAAGAATGCTCCACAGATCTATGCATCACAGAATCGTGCTGTTACAGCAGCAGATTATGAGGTACTGATTCCTAGAATCTATCCTGAAGCAGAATCTGTTTCTGCTTTTGGTGGTGAGGAACTTACACCTCCACAGTATGGTAAGGTCTTTATTAGTGTAAAACCAGAGAATGGTGTTTACCTATCTACTACCATCAAGGAAGATATCGGTAGAGAATTGAGAAAGTTCTCTGTTGCAGGTATTGTAAGTGAGATTGTTGACCTGAAGTATCTGTATGTTGAAACTGATTCTTATGTTTATTATAATGAGAACAAGGCACCTTCTTCTAGTGTAGTTCAGTCATTGGTTACCAATAACATTGGTGCTTATGCTAGATCTACTGAAATGAATAAGTTTGGTGCTAGATTCAAGTATTCCAAGTATCAGAAGATTATTGATGATACTCATCAGTCTATCACATCTAACATCACCACTGTTCAGATGAGAAGAGACATGGAACCTGCATTGAATGCATTTGCAGAGTATGAACTATGTTTTGGTAATAGATTCTATATCAAGAACCATGGTCATGGAACTCATGGTGGAGAGATTGGATATAACATTAAATCATCTGCATTTAGAGTAAGTGGTATTGCTGATACTCTTTATCTGGGTGACAGTCCTGACAAGTCTCTTAAGAAAGGTAAACTGTTCCTGTTTAAACTCAATTCAGCAACTGAACCAGTCATTGTCAAACAGAATGTTGGAATGATTGATTATGTCAAAGGTGAGATTAAACTGAACCCAATTAAGTTCGTTTCTACTAGCGTAAATAGAGGCACACCCCTCATTGAGGTATCTGCTGTCCCATATTCAAATGATGTTATAGGACTCCAAGATCTGTATCTACAACTGGATACAAACAATGTTTCAGTTAGTGCTGTATCAGATCAAATTGCATCTGGAGATGATATTTCAGGCAGTAATTACATTGTAACTTCTAGTTACTCAAATGGTAGTCTGGTTAGAGGAACTCCTATCTTAACAGCCAAGAAACCTACATCAACTGATGTTGGCACATCATTGCTTGCTGATTCCACAGAAACTGACAGAACTACAACAGTTACTGTTACTACTGGTAATGCAGGTCAATCACAGTCAACAACTTATACAACAACTAGTAATACCCAAAACAATACTAGTACAACCAGCAGTTCATCATCCAACACATACTCCTATTAAGATAAATGGCAGTAGATAGAGTTAAGTTCCAAGATATCGTTGCGAGTCAAGTCCCTGATTTTGTAAAGGATGACTTTCCACTTCTTGTTGATTTCCTAAAAGAGTATTATGTATCTCAAGAAGTTAAGAGTGGGACATATGACCTGATTCAAAATCTGGATCAGTATGTTAAGGTTGATGAGTTATATAATCTTAAAGATTCTACTATCCTCAGGGATGATATTAACTTCCTTGATACAACTATCACTGCATCTGCTGATAGTAATTTTACTGATGGATTTCCTGAAACTAATGGTCTTCTTCAAATTGATGAAGAAATCATTCTGTACCAGTCCAAGACAGACACCACTTTTGAGGGGTGCGTAAGGGGTTTCAGTGGGGTTACGGACTACACTGGGACCAATACCCCTGATCAACTCACATTTAAGGAATCACTCTCTGCAGACCACAAAAAGGGTGCAACCATTGTTAACCTTAATGTAAAATTCCTACAAGAGTTCTTCTCAAGAGTTAAGACACAGGTTGTTCCTGGTTTCTCTGAAAGAACACTCTATAAGGGATTGGACCAGAGAAACTTTATCTACAATGCTGACAGTTTCTACAAATCAAAAGGCACAGATCAATCATTTGAGATTCTGTTCAGAGCACTGTATGGTGTTGATGTAGAAGTCATCAAACCCAGTAAGTTTCTGTTTAAACCATCTGATGCTGATTATAGACTTACAGAGGATTATATTGTAGAACCATATAATGGTGATCCCCTTGACCTTAAGAATCTTACTTTTTATCAGGATTCTACAAGAGCAAGAGGAACTGTAACTAATGTAGAGAAAATTAACTATGCTGGTGGAGACTTCTATCAGATTGCTATTGACTATGGATATCAGAGAGATATTAATGTAGAAGGCACAATCTATGGTAAATTCAAGGCAAATCCTAAAACCAAGATTACCAACAACGTATCAGTAGGTTCAACTGTAATTGATGTTGACTCAACAGTAAGTTTCCCTCAGTCAGGAACACTGGCATTGACTGATGTTGATGGTGATGATTTTGAATTGTCATACCAGGACAAGACTCTTACCCAATTTCTTGGTGTAACCACTACAACTGCTGCTGTTAATTCAGCAACTGATATTTGTTTGGATGGTTACAGTTATGCCATTGGTCCTAATGGTAGAATAGAAGTAAAGATTATTACAACTCTTACTAATCTTATACTTGATAGTGAGACATATTTCTTTAAGAAAGATGATACCATCAACATTAAATCAATTGGTCTTGAATCTAAGCAGGAGAAATCAGAAGATTGGTTTTATAATGTAAAGACACATTGGACTGTAAAGGAATTTACACTGATTGACTCCACTCAGAAGACTTATAATATTAAGACTTTTGATAACCAGTTTATTCAACCTGGTTATAGGATGGTTTTGAGAAGCACTGCTGGTGATTCAAGAACACTGACTGTTGCTAATTGTCTCTCTAAAACTGAATTCATTGCTACTCTCTCTGATATTATTCTTCCAGAAGACTTTGCACTGACCTGGACACTTGAGAATCAAATCCTCAAAGGGGTATCTACAAGATATAATGAAATCAATAACATCAATGCTAATGTTCTCAATACCTATGAGAAGTTTGATGGTAGTTTCCTTGTAGCGTCCAACTCTATTCCCAACTATTCATCTACTGCAACTGATCCATATGGAAGAAAGATTGTATTCAGTGGAACAGCAAATGGTGATAATCTAGTCCTTGCTCCTAATGGAGATCATGGATTCTATACTGGTGATGCAGTTTACTACAGTCCTAAGTTAATTACACAGACCATCACCACTCCAAATGGTTTCTCTTATAATATTTCATCTCTTAGTGGTTTTGACAATCTGAATGAGGGCGTCTACTACATCAAGAGAATCAGTGCAACCACTGTTAAACTTGCTAGAAGCACATCAGATATCTTCAACAACAGATTCCTTTCTCCTACAGGAACTGTAACTAATAATGAGTTTTGTTATTATGACTTCTATCAGAAGAATGTCTCTCCACAGAAAATCTATAGAGAAGTCAATGACCCCTCCCCACAAGTTGGTCAGTATATAACCGCTGCTGGTTACAATGGTATTTTCAATAATGGTGTTGAGTTAATCAACTACAAGTCATTTGATACTATTTTCTATGGTGGCATTAAGTCATTTGACATCAACAATAGAGGTCAGAGTTATGATGTAATCAATCCACCCAAAATTCTGGTCTCTGATAATACTGGTGTAGGAGCAACTGGAACAGTTTCAGTAGAAGGAAGCCTTAAAGAAATCAGAATCATTGATAAAGGGTTTGATTATATTGATGATCCTATTGTGGTCATCAGTGGTGGTCAAGGAGAAGATGCATCTGCACAAGTTAATCTTGCCTCTGTTGATCATGAGGTTCTGTTTAATGCTGGTCCTGGTCCAAAGAGTGGATTGAATCTCAATGCCAATACTGTTGGATTTACCTCTTTCCACAAATTCAGAGATAATGAAAGAGTTGTCTATGTATCAGATGGTGTTCCTGGTGTCACTGGTCTGACCACTAATGCTGACTATTATGCCAATGTTGTTGATGCATCCACCATCACATTGCATGACAATTATAATGATGCCAATATTGGTATCAATACTGTTAATATCAGTGGTTATGGTATTGGCAACCAAGTATTCAAGTCATATGAAAGAAAGAAGATTGTATCCAATATTGTTGTAGATAATGAGGGTAAAGGATATAAGAATAAAAAAAGAGTTATTGTTGGAGTTAACACAGCATCCAATACACTCACTATTGGTAGTCACGGTTACAAAGAAGGTGAGATAGTTCAGTACACAGCAGGTTCATCACCCATTGCTGGTTTAGGTGCAACCACAAAGTATTATGTTTGTGAAATTGATAGTGACACCTTTGGACTTTCTGAAGTAGGAACTGGTCAGACTGCAAGAGACTACTACTATAACAACAAAATCAAAACCAATCTTTTATCAACTGGCAATGGAACAATTAACTATGAACCCATTACAGTTAGAGTACAAGGCACAATTGGCGTAAACACAGCATCCAATCAAGACTTCTCCTGTCAAGTTCAACCAATCTTCAGAGGTTCTATTGATTCAATTGATGTTACAGACCAAGGTGTTGGTTATGGTTCATCAGAGATTCTTAATTTCAACAGACAACCTGTTGTCACATTTAACAGTGGCAGTGGAGCACTTCTGACTCCTATCATTTCTAATGGTAGGATTGTTGAGGTTCTAGTCAATATGGGTGGTGCTGGTTATATTTCACCACCTGATCTCAGTCTGACTGGTATTGGTTCATTTGCAAGATTGACACCTATTATTGATAATGGTTCTATCACTGAAATCAAAGTTATCAGTGGTGGTGCTGGTTATGGTCCTGATACTAGCATCTTAGTAAAACCTGCTGGTATTGATGCATCAGTATATTCAAATATCAATCAGTGGACTGTTAACCTCTTTGCTAGATGTTTCAATAATATTACAGATGATGATGGTATTATAGAGACCTCTTTGAGTATGGATACTCTTCAGTATTCTCATCTGTATGCTTCCAGAAATCTCAGAGAGTCTTCCTATGTCATTGATTCTAATGGCAACACTCTGTTCTCAGAAAAAGATCTGCAAAGACAGAATGATATAGAAGTCAACTCTTCAAAGCACTCACCAATTCTAGGTTGGGCATATGATGGACATCCAATCTATGGTCCATATGCTTATAACTCACCAGAGGGTGGTGCAGTCACTAGAATGAAGTCTAGTTATGAACTTGCAGTTAATACTACTAATAGACCACCTGTATCACAGTTTAGTGAAGGTTTCTTTGTAGAAGATTATGTCTATAGAGCAACAGGTGACCTGGATGAGTGTAATGGTAGATTTGCTATTACACCTGATTACCCAGAAGGCACTTATGCATATTACGCCACTATTTCAGAGTTCTCTGATACATTTGGTCCATTTAACAATTCTAGAAAACCAGTATTCCCATATGTAATTGGTGATAGATTCAATTCTAAACCAAATGAATTTAACTACAAATCTTCTTCTAATCACGTAGATTATGATATTGAGAAGAATGAGTGGTTTAGAAATACTGCTCCATATCAATTGAACTCTTCTTTGAGTGGTTATGATTACATCTTCAACTCAAACAAAGTCAAAAAGCAAGTAATTGATATTACATCAGCATCTGTTGGTAATATTCAGGGTGTTGGTATTCTTACTGGTGGTAGAGATTATAGAGTCAAAGATCAACTTATCTTTGATAACTCATTCACTAGTGGTCAGAATGCTGCTGGTAAGGTTGAAAGAGTGTCTGGTAAGGTTGTAGACAGTGTTAGTGTTGCATCTACACAAGTCTATGATATTGAGTTCACTCCATATGCAGCAAGAGGTGAGTTTGTTGGTTACAGTTCACTTCCACACAACCTCTCCAATAATGATATAGTCAATATATCTGGTCTTTCAGAACATTATGATGGTCTGGATGGTAACTATACAATTGGTGTTGGTACAGGTTCATTTGTCCTGCTTACTGCAGTTGGTGATGCAACTGTAACAGGAATGACCACCTACTTCAATCTTGGTGGTGCTCTTCAATATCCTTTTGTTAGACCAGATGATATTATGGTCATTGATAGTGAGAAGTTCAGGGTACTTAATGCTGACAGACAGAATCAGAGATTGAGAGTCCTGAGAGCACAAGCAGGAACTGCTGCAACATCTCACAATGCTTTGACTAAAGCATTTAAGGATCCTAGAAGTTTCACAATCACTGCTGGTACTGCTAGAACAACAAAGACTCCTAGATTGAATAATGTATTGTACTTCAATCCTGCTGAGTCAGTGGGTCTTGGTACTGTACTAGGAACAGGT